ACGTGAGTCAAGAAGTCGTATCTTTCTCCGTTCATCTTGTAGTCGCTCTTCATACTCATAGTTAGTCACTGCTGTAGCGTTAGAGTAAAAGTCTTGGTCACCGCCATACAGTGCAAGATTATTATACACCTCTACTTTCACACTGGTATCACCAGACGATTGTGCAAGTTCAAAATGATGCGTGTCATCTGCACCAGATGTACCATCTGCTTTTTCATATTTGTCGTTTACATACTGTAAGAATTGTGGTTGTGTCATAGGCCACTGATGATACCTATCAGTAATATCATTAACCATTAAAACAATCCAGTGTAATTCTGCGTCATCATATAATCTAAAAGCCACTGATTCTGGTGTTTCACCATCTCTTACATCATAGGTATCAAATAACATGGTATTTGTTTTAACCTTAGACCGAATAGCAACACGCCTCATAAGATTTTTTACATCTTTGAAATTGCCGTTACCAATAGAATCATATGGTATTGTAGGAAAACTACTAAAATACATAATTAGAATCCTTGATCTGCTAGTTCTGCTGTAATCAAATCCATCTCTTTAAAATTCAAAGTAAGAGAAGTTTCGACAGGAACACCGCCTTCATAAGTTTTATATCTGTCACCACCATAAGTTACATTCATGCTTTCAAGAACACAAGTTGAAATTTTATGTAAGTTCCCACCCTTATCATACGCTTCGCCACCATCGTACATATACTGAATATCAAATGTAGAAGGTATTGTTTGTCTTCTTGCATTGGTGCCTTTCATTTCTGGTAACATATTTGTTTTAAACTCTTTGACTATAGATTTTATTTGATCTGCTTCTTCCGCACTTTTAGGTATCATTTTAAATTCATATGAAAATTCTCTTTTAGGAATACCTTTGAACATGAGTTCTAATCTAGGTGATTTGATAAAACCTCTGTTCATTTCTATTACGGACATTGCGTTTTCAAGGCCGGGCACCATACCAGCGACACCTAACAATTTTGCGATTGCTTCATCTTTCGCCTCTGCACCAAATTCTTTGATACCACTTATCACAGCACTACTAGTGGACTCGCCAGATTTTATTTGATTGTATGCGTTAGAAATAATTGAGGCGCCTGATCCTATTTCTGTGTCTTGATATTCAGCACCATATGTAACTGTTACAGAAGGTGGCATATAAAGTGCAATACCAGTTTCCATTCTTATTGTTGGTGGTCTTTCTAGCATGGTTGTAGATAGTTGCCTATTTTTTTCTGCTTGAACCATCGCCTCATATTCTTCTATACTTTCAGCACCCGAATCAGCAGGATTTCCTAACTGCACATCTTTACCACCGTTATTTGCTCTTTCTTTTTTTAAATTTTTTCTACCTTCAAACGCGGCATCAGCCTTGCCCATTCTTATTTTTGCGCCCTGTTGTTTATTAATAAAGAACATGATGTAATGACCCTGATTACCAGTGCCTGGCGGGCCTTCTACATCAATAGGAAATCTGTAATTTTTTGTTGAGAGTTTATCTATTGGTGGACGTAGAATCGCAGACGATGATAATCCTTTAGGCAAATTACTATTTCCGGCAGACAACAACCCACTACGGAAATCATTAGCGGCTTTGTTTATTCCTGCCGTGACTGCTTGTTGTGCAAATCCTCTTAGTACGTTGATTGCCATTTATAAATACTCCTGTGACTACATCTATTTATAAGACAAGACATGGCATATAGTGGTAAATACATTCCAAACAACCCCAAGAAATACAGGGGCGACCCATCTAAAGTGATATATCGTTCACTTTGGGAACGTAAACTCATGGTCTATTGTGATAGCACTAAGGCTGTGCTAGAGTGGGGCAGTGAAGAAGTCATCATACCGTATGTGTCACCGTGGGATGGTAGAGTACATCGTTACTTTCCTGACTTCTATATGAAAGTCAAACAGGCAAATGGTAAAGTCAAAAAGTTTATTATTGAAGTCAAACCCAAATATCAATGCAAACCACCAACCAAAGAACCCAAACGTAAGACCAAGCGATGGTTGAACGAGGTAAAAACATGGGTAATCAATGAGGCAAAATGGAAATCTGCAAATGAGTTCTGTTTAGATAATGGTATGGAATTTAAGATTCTGACTGAAGATCATCTCAATATAAAGTATAAATAGTCTTATGGCAAAAAGTATGTACATTCAAAGCGTCATAGATGCAGCAAAAGGAAGACCAAAATCTACACAATGGTATCGTGACAAGATTAAAGAGTTTGGTCAGCCAGGCGCAATGGATTTAATCAGAGATGGAAAGCGTGACAACAAACCTTTCTATGGACGATTGAATATGTTTTTCTATGATCCAAAACACAAAAAGAAATTACCTTACTATGACACATTCCCTCTGGTGTTACCGCTAGAACCATATCCTGATGGATTTCTAGGTATCAATCTACACTACCTACCTATGAAGTTACGACTTCAGTTATTAGATAGATTGGTTGATTACAGTAACAATACTAACTTTGATGAGAGCACCAGACTTGCAGTTGACTACAGTAAACTCAAAAAGATAAACCTAATCAAGCCTACACTAAAACGATATCTCGCCGGTCAAGTAAAGACACAGTTTCGTAGAATTGATGCAGACGAATTTACAGTCGCAACCCTATTACCTGTACAGAGGTTCAAGAAGGGGTCTGCCGCAGAGGTTTATTCAGATAGTAGGAAGATGATCTAATGGGATTATTTAATACAAATGGTTTAGTCGATGCAGTAGCGTTTGGTGCGTTAAATGAAGTGCTTGGAATATTTCATGGTACTGATGGTATGTCAAGACCAAACCGTTATGAAGTGACATTATATCCACCTAGTGGTTATAAAGGAACTGGTCAAAATGCAAGTAATAACATTTTTCCTAAAATTATGGGTGAATTATTGGGTGATGGAACAGTTCGTGCAACTGGACTGAAGTGTGAATCAATATCATTTCCTGGCCGTAACCTCGACACCACTGAAGACACAAACATTTATGGCCCTGTGAGAAATATCGTGACAGGATTTAGTTTCGCAGATGTAGCAGCGACCTTTCAGTGTTCATCTGACATGAAGGAAAAGAAATACTTTGAGACATGGCAACGTATGGCATACAACCCACAAACTTTTTCTATGGGATATTACCATGACTATGTTGGTGCTGTAGAAATCCATGCGTTAGATGAAAAGGACAATAGACGATACGGCGTCCGACTCGTTGAGGCGTTCCCTAAGAGTATCAACGAACAAGCACTCTCATATGAGAATGGTGCTTCATACCAAACAGTAACAGTGAACTTTGCATATCGTTACTGGCAAAATTTAGTGGACGAAGCAGACCTACCAAAACCACTACAAGACAGAATTGCAGAATCAGTTGTGAATACTGTGACTAGACGAATTACTTCTCAGATACCTTCGGTGTTGAGAAGACTATAATATTAATAAAGGATGAAAAATTATGGCATTACCCAAACTTAATACTCCAACCTATGAGTTGGAGCTACCCTCTACTAGTGAAATTATTAAATACAGACCCTTTCTAGTAAAGGAACAAAAAATACTATTAATTGCACAAGAGTCTGGTGAAGAAAAACAAATTGCAAGGGCGATGATTGAATTGGTTGAGTCATGCACCTTTGGTAAAATCAATGGAAAAATATCTCCATTATTTGATATAGAATATTTGTTTCTAAGAATTAGAGCAAAATCTGTAGGAGAAACTATTGAATTAAATGTTCTATGCCCAGACGATAATGAAACTCAAGTACCTGTTACTGTTGAAGTTGATGATATCAAAATTACAATGTTAGAAAATCACAAAACCGAAATAGAAATACTAGAAAATGTTAAAATTAATTTTAGGTATCCTATTTTAGATGATATGGAAGGCCTTCTAGGAGTTGAATCGAATGTTGATTCTGTTTTTACACTAATCAATAGATGCGTAAAATCTATCACTCATGGAGATGAAGTTTACTACAGAGTCGACATGACAGAAAAAGAACTCAACGAATTTTTAGATTCTCTCACAGGAGAACAGTTTGAGTATTTAATTGAATTTTTTGACAGTATGCCTAAACTTCGTCATGTGGTGCAAGTAACCAATCCTAAAACAAAAAAGAAAAGTGAAGTTGTGTTAGAAGGACTACAAAGTTTTTTAGAATAGGACTGGCCCATGACAGTCTATATAATTACTATAAAACTAATTTTGCAATGATGCAACATCATAAATATTCATTAACAGAACTTGAAGATATGATGCCATGGGAAAGAGAAATATATGTAGGTTTATTACTACAACACATAGATGAGGAAAATGAGAGAAATAAAAAGAGGGGATAACAATGGCTGTAGAGGTAACTGTCGATCCAGAAGTCGCAAAAAAAGACACAAATGG